ACCGCTGTCTTCAGGGCACATTTCCATAATTTCTGCAATAGGCTTCATTTCGGCAGGCACGATACTGGTAAGCTCCGGAAGATCCGCTTCCGCTCTGGCTTCTTTCCAGGTACGAGCCTTGGCACGAGCCTCGTAGGATCGCGCATCGCTTTTCGGATCCTTGTTGAGGAATCCAAATTTCAAATGCGGCCACGTCGGCCAGATCAAATAAGGATTGATACGCTGCTCAAGAAATGTCAAATGCCCCGGCAAACCTGGATCATCGACACCCTGGATCTCGGTCGCCTCATCGGGAACCGGTTGATTATCCTTGTTCGAACCGGATGCAAAAAGCCCAGTGCGGCGGATCGGAAATTGCGATATGAAGCAGTAGAGCCCCGCCATCATCTGCATGTGATCTTTGTATCTGACGTCCTGCCCTTTCAAATCCATGAAATTAAGCAGTTCAACATCACCTTGATCTGGAACTGACATGACCGGAAAACCCCATAACTTGGAGACTCCACGTTTCATGTTCGTCCATTCACGCGTCAATGCGTCTATATTCTCCTGGCTGAAATAATCTCCCTTCAGCAGAAGCATACCGTTCGGAATTCCATTACGTGTAAATGTGTCTGAATTAAGATCAACTGCCGCCTGAAATGCCTGAACCAGCCTCATACCCATTTCAGGAATTGGAAAACCGTAACCCATGGCCGCGGGATCCGTGCGCGGATTCATTACACTCCATGTTAACTCTCGCCGGGTGAACATCTTCACCGGATTACCTGTCTGATCGATCAAAGCCGCAAAAAGCCGCGGATCATTCTTGATGCCGTGTCCTGGCATGGCAAGACGGATCAAACCGGCCGGCAAGTTGGCGAACGCGATCGGACGTCCAAGTCTGTCGGACTGGGTCCAAAGCGCCCACCCATCGAAGGTGTGGATGTCGTCGGCGAACTGGCGCAACAGCATGTCGAAAGGCGTCAGCAGTGCGCCATCGCGCTCACGGGCGTCCTGGTAATTGAAGTCGCGGGATCCGTTGAACAGGAAGCTTTCGGCATCCCGCATGTCCTGCCGGTCTTTTTTGGTCGGCGTCGCCTTCGCATCCATCAACCCAATGCTCCAGCCGGGCTCCCAAAGCTTGCTGGAGCGGCCGGAATACCGGCCCATATCGCCAGAGCGTGCCTCTATCACCATCCGCGGCAATATGTTCTCGCGGCAGACCTTCATCAACGAGTTAGGATTGACGCCGGGCCACTGCATCAAACCCCAATTGCCGGCGTCTGGCATGAAGGAGAAATTAGCGTAGGAGTATGCCTGAGGCACCTGAATACCCATCGCCTTGGCTGCGATGTCGAGCGAGCTGGGAACCGGAGCGCCCGGGTTGTCCCCGAGTGACGCGTGTATGGCCGCAACGTAGGTCTGCGGGTCCTTGATATAAGCGAACGCTTCCCCGCCGAGTAGCCCTGGTGAGGGCAGCCGTGCGACTTTCTCACCCGCACCGGGCGGCCGGTTGATATCGAAAGGCAGAGAAAGCTGTTCATTCATGATGTTCGAACCCCTTTGGCAAGGGGTCCACTATAGATACTTCATCGCAAAACCCTTCAGCGACGATGCGATCGACGCTCGCCTGAGTCATCGGATAGCCGTCCCGTATCATCTCGATATAGGTATCCAAATCAACCTTATTTTGCATAGCGCTCACGCACATGCGCCATGAAGATGTCGGCTTCAACAAAGGCATCAGCCGGTGACATCTTGGATCCGGTCAGTTTTCCAGAGCCATAATCCACCATACCGTGGTGCTTTATGAACAAAGCTGCAGCAACGCCAATTGTAATTACAGCCGCTACATCTTCCGTGATAAATGGTTCTTTTGCGTCATTTTCATCATCCATTATAATGCTCCTCCGGTCCACGTTGATCCATGATGGCGCGCGCCTGGGCAGAGCCTGGATTTGTCCACTGGCTACAGCCTTCGAGCGCAGTGGTTTTTTTACGGTGCAAATTACACCATTCCGAATTGTGTTTGATAGTGAACCAGTGACATGGTGCACCGCAGAAACTGGAAAAAGGGTTTATAATACCCTCCCCCATCGGATTCGACGCCTGCCGTGCCAGATGCCCGAACTGATCCAGCACCGCGTAGCGATTGTCCTCCGGATGAAGATTTGACATCGCATCGGCATTCTGATCAGAACTACCGATGCGCCCGGTCTTGCGCGACCGCAGGATGGCGCGTGTAATCAGATGCACCAAGGCATCGAATTCGTCACTGGCTTTGCTACCGCCTTTGAATTCACAAACCTTGGCTAGAAAATTCGGAACCCATTTAGCACCCATCGGCACGAATACCCGGCCCATCTTGGCCCAGCCCTGCACCGATGCCGCGCCGCCACCGAGCGCTTTTTCATCGGCCAGCACGGAGTTCACTGCACGTTCCAACTTGCCTTCGACCACCTTGATAGGGTATACTGGCAGCTGGGCACCCTTCATGACCTGCAGAAGTCCGACGCCGGACTGTTTCTCTTCGATGTTCATCCGCTTGGGGTGCCAGAAGGCAAAGCGCTCGCGAAACAACCGCGCCAGTTGTCCGAAATCGATATCCTTGACCACGATATCGAGAAGATAAACATCATAGTGGAAATCGCAGACACCCAGTATCTGCGCGTCTTCATTGTTGTGCCAGTGATTGCACGGAACCAATAACCCGGTCAGACCGACGGTACGTGATTCCGATTGGATCTGCCCCAGTGCGGTGTCCCAGGCATCTTCGATTTCGCCTTTCATGTCATCGCACCAGCGTCTTACATCGGCATGTGCAATGCCAAATTCGATGCCGTTCGGCGGGATATAAGCAGTAAAATCCTGCTCATCGAATACTGCTCCGATGCCGCCGGTCATATCACCACAGTAGTTCACGGCTGCGGTACGCGGCTGCCGACGTTCAATAGTAAAGTATTCTTTGCGCTTTGACTTACTATCAGGCCAATAAAAACCTTTCTTTTCTTTATCTATGGCGGCATAGTAAGCACGATACTTGGTATAGTGTGCACCACGCTCTTGAATAGTATCTTTGGTCAGTGTTTCCGAATATATGCAATCCATGCCATGCGGCACATAGACATCATACCAGAGCCGACTCTGACCGGGCCGTGCCGCCGGCAGCTCGAGCACGACCCAGTCGCCGCTCTCGATCCACTCCTGGTAGATGTCATCTCGAGCCCACCACCGCCCGGCCGCCACACGCCTCACACCGCGGGGATCCGCCCGCCCCATCAGGGTGTTGTAGTAGATTTCCTTGACACGCTCCCGCGCCGACGGCGTGCCGGCGTTTTCCTTGTCGTGGATGTCATCCAGGATCATCTCGCGGCAGTGCAGCCCAGTCAGCGCCTTGCTAGAGAGGCCGCACGCCATGTAGGAGGCATTTTCGTCTTCCGGGTGATGCCCGGTGACAAACAAGCCTCGCTCGAGCGACCAGCCGGTCTTTTGATCTGGGTAAACCGCGGGAAAGAGCTCCCGATAGACCTTGTTGTGCTGAAATATCTGCATTGATGCCTGCATGAAGGTTGCAGGCAGCTTCTCACCGGCCGATACGGATAGTATCGTCGTGGTTGGGTCGTGACCAAGGCGCCATGTCGGATAGACGGTTGAAAGTAAAACGCTTTTTCCAGTTCCCGGAGGGCCGAGAAATAACAGGTTTTCAATGCGGTCGTCTTCGAGACCGCCGACAATCGGGTAGTGATGCGGTGCAAGTGCAAAACCGCGGCCGGCCAGAACCGCATTGTAATACGGTGCCAGCCCAATTGTGTATTTGCCGCTTTCCGCCACCCGGGTCTCCTTACGGTGACGTCAATGACGACCCCGTGAGGTTGAAGCTACGTTAGTGCATCTACGTCGTCAACATGCTGTGTATAGCGGAGTTTTGACACTATCACCCGGTAGTTGCTTGCGAAGCTGGCGCCACCCGTGTAGATTGCCGTGTTCTTGCGGGCCGGTGCTGGCGACGCGATTGGGGTGGATACCCAAAATTAGGCTTGCGAGAACTGCCGATGACGAGCTTCGTGAAACGCCGCAAGTGCTGCTTCCCAATCGGCCTGTCCGTTGAGCGGTCTCACCATCATTACGCTTAGCTTGCCCAGACCGTAGTAAACGCCTTCTGTGACAGCAAGCCATCCCGCAATATCCGCTTGAGCCAGTGTCTCAGATGCGCGGGTTAGCTCCTCTTCAGTGGGATCGGTATGACGTCCCAACCAGGAATGTCTTCCGTCTGCCGTGATCAGCGCCCATCTTTTCTCGCGCGCAGCGGTCATTCAGCAGCCAACTCCATCTCTGCTTCCCGACGACGGACGGCTGCTCGGCCACGGCCGGTACCGGGATGCGCGGCGTGGTTACCCGCTAGGTGAAGGTATTTTTCCGGAACCTTCGACACTGCCTCAGGCTTCGGCGTCTCAGGCCGCTTTGGCGGAAGCAATTGAAGCGATCCTGTCGGATCAGAGTCGAGAAGCTGACGACGGACTTCTCGGGCTAAGACCTCTGCTATCAGGCTTGGTACAGCATTTCCAAGCATGCGCTGCATTTCTGTGCGCCCCGCATCAACCCTCAAGCTGTCTGGGAAAGTTTGAATCCGGCAAAGCTCTTGGAAACTCAGTCGCCGGTTACGCCAATGGAAAGGTCCGATGGCAGAGCCAGGTTGTGCCTGGACAGTCCACGATGGGAGACGCTTCGAAAGTTTCAGAAGGAAGCTCCAATATCTCGTTCTCCACCCAAAAAGCGGCATCCCACCACGTCGATCGGTATGCCAAAGGTAGTTTTCACCTTCCGGTATTGATGGCAGCAGATCCCGCCAGTGTCCGCCCATTTGAAGGCTCTGTTCTTCCTCAGGTGCCATTTTGGGCATGCCGCCCAGGGCGTCCCAAGCTGTGCGAAGCGGTTCTAGACTGGCTTTCGCAAACAAGTCTTTGGAGTTAGGGTCTGAGCCTCCGTGCGTCGGTTCTGGAAACCGAAACTCACGGCCGTCGCGTGCTCCGATGAGAAATGTGCGTTCTCGGATTTGAGGGACGCCATAATCCGCCGTGTTAATGACGCGCCAGGCAACGTTATACGAGGTGCCGACTTCGGCATTAATCTGCCGTATTCCGTTTAGCAGATAGAGCAAGCCCTCATTCTTTTCTGCGAACGCAAGGCCGCCGACATTTTCCAATAAGAAGGTACGCGGCTTCGTTTCCCTCAGGACGCGGAGATACCCACGGAGCGTTGAGGCGCGCGGGTCGTCAAGGCGGAGAGTGTCGCCACGCACCCAATAGGCGGACTTCGAAAATGGCTGGCATGGGGGACCACCCACAAGGATGTCGGCCTCGCCAGCTTTTAGTCCTGCCCGCCCAAGTATCTCTGATGACGATACTTCATTCACGTCACCTTCGATAACCTCCCACGTGCGTCGATTTAATCGCAAGGCGTTGCAACAATGACGATCCAGCTCCAACGCAACGCGGGTTTCGAACCCAGCCGCCTCGAAGCCGAAGTCTAAGCCGCCGATACCGGTGAAAAGGCTGATGGCCCGCATACCGTAAGTCGCCGCTCCTGCTAGAAATTGGTCCGCGCCACGAGTCGCACAGGCTGGACCGGTGAAACTGTATTGTAAATACAAGAAGTCTCAATGATCAGGGTCCGTCTCCGCGAGACAATGCAGACTCATGCCGAACGCAGCGGGCGGAAGATGACCTGTGAAGCCCTTTCATTTTTACGACTTAAATTTCATAGAAAACGCGTTTACACACCAGCTTCAGCGCATTTCCGATGCCTTCAGAAGGCTCTCGCTGACCACTGCAGACGTCGGAGACTGCCTGCGGACTTATACCGTGCGCTTTGGCCCAGGCTCGCTGACTACCCGCTTTGGCACATGCGTCGATCAGCCTTTGTCGCACCTGTTCAGGTGATAGTTGTGATTTTAGAGTATGTTCTGTCATCGCCCCTCTGGATATTTCAACCAATCCGGATGGGTTTGTTCGATCCAGTCGGTCATTTCTATGGCCGCTGTGTATAAAGGTATTAAATAAGTAAGCGAAATTTCACGCACGACATTCGGCGCGGTTTGGGTATGCAATGCATATTCGATAAAAAGGCCAATCTTGGGTGTTATCAGACCCATTCAATCCTCCCACGGGATATCGAGCCATACATCACGCTGACCTTCCGGTAGACTGGGGTCCGGTAGAGTGTGCAATTGCTGTAATGTCGCCGTGCGAGAATACCGGAATTTCAGTGTTGGTGTGAAAATTTGTGGTGATGCGGGTTCAGGCGGTTGTTCCACACCGCAGTCGGGACAAAACTTCCCGACACCATCCATATGACCGCAGTGCACACATTTTTTCATTGGCCGGTGGCCGACACAGTGTTATCCCGAACCCACACGGCTTTATTCGGCACTCTCGCCAATACAGCCTTGGCAAGATCGAGCGCGAGCGCATGCTGATCGACATCTACAAAGCTGGTGTGTTGTGTCCATGGAGCTTGTATCAAGTCACACACCATCACCGAATAGCGCTTCACAACCCTCTCCGCCGTGCTTCCTCGACACCCGCTGGCGTCAAACGAAACTCGATTCTGTAGCCATTTCGACGACCGAACATACCACGCCTGGATTTACACAGATCAGGATGATAAAGCGCTAAGCTGTTACATTTGGCTGTGTAGACACTGCCGGGAGATGCCCAGGTGCCATCCTTCGGCAGAACACCCAATGCGGCGATCTGCGGACCCGTCAAGCTTGGGCACGGCGGCGTCGTATGCTTCGAGCCGATAAGGGGAAGAGCGGCTGCCGCGGCTGTAGGGTCGTCTTTATGACAGGCGCCCGGCAGCGAACGCACCTCACCCTTGAATTTCCGGCTCATGGTGTGCTCGCGGTCAGGGTATCGCCGCAGTAGCGCATCAGGTGAGCTCGAGTATGCGGCATGTAGTTCAACGAAGCGCCCGCTGGTGTATCACCCTCTGCCGTAGACAGATAAGCCACGATGCAATCCACACGAACGCCCTGGGTCCGGCTTTGCCAATCCTTGATGATCGTCATGTCCTGCGGGTTCTGCTCATCGAGGAAGGCCCAAAGGATGAGCACTACGGTAAAGGGTGCCTTGATGCCCCCGCCGCCGGG